AGAGGTTTCTTGCCTGCGGTTGGTACTGATGCAGATGCGGCTACTAAGATTACTGACTATTATTACCAGACTACGGGTTGGGCGGTTGCCGCTTCGGGCGGGAGTGCTAATAATGGGGCGTATGACGGTGTTTTCTTTCTGTTTGTCTGTTATGCGTCGGCCGCGTCCTATGCGCATTTCGGCTCCCGCGTGTGTTTTAGATAACGAGAGAACGGAACACGGAGGCACAAAATGGCATAGATTAACATAAGTAATAAGGTTGCATGCTGGTGCGCTGAGGTAGGCGGTTGCCCATTCAGGAGGTAATGCTAATAATGGCACGAATGACAGTGTCTTCTATCTGAATGTCAACAATGCTTCGTCCAATTCGAATGCGAATATCAGCTCCCACGTATGTTTATTAAGTAAGGCTCTAAAGCATGTGACCGCACCTCTTGGTGAAAAATAAAGACTGTCTCATTATGTGCTGGTAGGGAAACCGAAAGCTCAGAGACGAAAATAAACACAAAAGGAACAGGATGAAACGGTACGGTAATTTATACGAGAAAATTTACGACATCGAGAATATTCGGCTGGCTCATCATAACGCCCGGAAGGGCAAGAAGCATTATGATGGAGTGGGCATTGTTGACGCTAATCCTGAATATTACTTTGAGCAAATTCATAAAATGCTAAAAGACAAGACCTTCAGGAATGCGCCATATCATATCTTTAAAAGAAAATTCGGCACGAAAGAACGTGAAATATTCAAGCTCCCGTATTTCCCGGACAGAATCATTCATCATTGTATCATGCAGATCATGGAACCTATCTGGAAAAAATCATTGATACGGGACACGTATTCCTCAATTAAAAACAGAGGGTTGCATGATGGCGTAAAGAGAGTCAAGAAGGCACTTAAAGATCAAGAAGGCACTAAATTTTGTCTTAAATTAGACATCAAAAAGTTTTATCCGTCTGTTGATCATAATGTTTTAAAACAGATAATCAGGAAAAAGATTAAATGCCCCGATACGCTTTGGCTTCTGGATGAAATAATAGACTCAACACCTGGTATTCCTATTGGCAATTATTTATCTCAATACTTCGGGAATATATATCTGTCCGGGTTGGATCACTTTATTAAAGAAACCTTACAAGTCAAATATCATTTTAGATATTGTGACGATCTTGTGCTATTCGCCAGTACCAAAACAGCCCTACATCAAGCAATTAAGGCCATAAAAGAGTATTGCAGTTCATCCCTGCTGCTGTCATTAAAAAGCAGTTATCAGATTTATCCTGTCGATATTCGCGGAGTTGATTTCCTTGGATACAGATTCTTCCACGGCTTTGTCTTGTTGCGTAAGTCTATTGTGAAAAACTTTAAGATCAAGACAAACACAATCCGTAAAGATTGGGAAAAATTATCCGCAACCAAGGTTATCAATGGTTTGATGAGTTATTACGGATGGATAAAACACGCTGATTGCAAGAGGCTTTTTGATAAATATGTAAATGCAGAAATAAAAAACATAGTTGGAATATGCTGCGCCCAACTAAAACAAAACAATCCCTTGATGGAGGTTGCACCATGAAATCAAACTCAGACTCTATACCGCTAACCACGGTTAAATCAAATGGTTTAACCCAAGTTAGATATGATGCAGTTGAAGTAACCAGAGAAAACCCCGATGGAAGCACAAAAACAAGTTACGATTTTACTTATGTGGAGATTGCGGCCGAGCTTACAAGAGACAAAATAATTGCCGCTATTATCACCGATGTACACAGCAAAGACGCTGAAATCGCACTGATAAACAATGAACTTGCCAGTCCGGGGACAGAGCAATACACGGGGTATCAGGCACTAAGGGCTCATGCTAAAGAGATTGCCGATGCTGTGATGGAATTAATCTAAAGGATTGTTTAAAAATGGAGGACATAGCACCACCAAAACGATTTAGTGACTTCGCCCGTGAGCATGTCCCTTTAGACGGCGCGAAGTTGAAAATTGACGATATTATAAACAAAGAAATAACTGTTACCGGATACAGGTTTAAGGACAGTAAATTTACAAAGGATAAAGTTACCACATGCCTGACCATACAGTTTTTACTTGGAGATGCAAGACATGTTGTCTTTACCGGAAGTGGGGTTTTGTTGGATCAATGCAAATCATACGGAAGCGAAATCCCGTTCTTGGCAACGGTAAAGAAGATAGATAAGTATTTTACGTTTACATAAAGGAGGCTGAATTAAATGCCAGTTAAAATTATTGTAATTGAAGACTCGCCATCATTAACCGGTGAATACTGTTACATACAGAGGTCTGCCGATGGATATGTTTTGGAAAATTCTGTGTCAGCCGGACATACCCTGGGTGAGTTTTATTCTCCGGCAACAGTAACAGACATGAAAATCCCTTTGACGGAAAACTCTAATTTGCCAGGTGTTTACGAAGCCAGCGAAAACCGAATCCCTTTTGATGATGGAAAATACATTGTGCGTTATTGCCAGTCTGATGATGTCATTTTCGCCGTTGAGGATTGGAGCGTAAAGAGTGATGCAGTAGTAAACGCGACTGAATGGATGGTTGAAATACCGTCCGGGACAACAGCAATAGGAAGTTCTGCTTTGGTGATATGCAATAATGCTTTGCGGCTCCTGGGCAATAACCCCATTAATGCAATAACCGATGATAATAAATCCGCTAAACTCTGTTTACAGTTCTATCAGCAAACAGTTGACGCAGTTTTGAGGGCATATACTTGGAATTGTGCCACGGTAAGATCATTAGCATTGACGGCGGCTACCGCGCCAGCGTTTGGGTTCAGTTATGCTTTTGCCTTGCCGGAAGGATGTTTGCGGGTATTAAATATTCTCGATGATGACACCATAAAATTTAAGATTGAAAATGGTCTTTTACTGACAGACGACTCAGTGGCACAAATAACCTACATTAAACGCATTAGCGCATCTGAAATGGATACGCTAGTAATTGATGTTGTATCGGCACGGTTAGCCGCCGTAATGTCCTTTGCCATATCCAATTCTCCTACTGTGGCTGAATCAATGTGGCAATTATATAGGGCTAAGCTAGATGAAGCACAAACCGTTGATGCTTTTGAAGGAACGGCGCCACAACTGGCATCTGATGATTGGAATAATTCAAGGGGGTAGGCAATGCCAAGAGTATCACCCGCAATAAGTAATTTTACCGCAGGCGAATATAGTCCGCAGATGTTCGGACAGATTGATCTTGCGTCTTATCCAAACGCCTGCCGGTTAATGAGAAACTTTATCTGCCGTGTACACGGAGGAGCGCAGAAACGGCCAGGAACAATCTTTGTAGGCGAGGTAAAATACAGCGCCAAGGATACTCGCATAATCCCATTTCAATATAGCACTACACAAACGTACGTTTTGGAAATAGGCGACTCTTACATGCGCGTTTATGTAGATGGCGGACAGGTTCTCAATGACGATGGTGTAGTATATGAGGCGGGCGTTCCTTACGTTGAAAACGACTTAGAATTACTGCGTTACGTTCAAGATAAAGATCTTATGTATTTCTTTTTAAGAAGCAAACCGATTCAAAAACTAATACGTTATGATCACGATGATTGGGAATGTTCGACAGCCCCTATCATTAACGGCCCGTATTTGTCACAAAACAATGATGTGGAGGTGGGCTCTAATCTGGTATCCAATTATGATATGGAACTCGATTCCGGTTGGACATCGGTTGGCTCTCCAACAATACAACAGCGAAGTGCTGAGCACGCATACACAGGCAATTATTCCCGCAAAGTAACATCATCAGACGGATTATCGGGCATGAGATCAGAGTCATTCCCAACAACAAACGGATATGATTATCGGGTGAGATTTAGAGTGTTTACCTCGGAAGGCTCGTTGACTCTAAAAATTAAAGAGGGGAGTGATTCAGGAACGCTAAATACACTGGACACCATCACCTCTATTCCTCTTGATGAGTGGACTGAATATGAACGATGGTTTAAGGAAACAGCGGGAGGCGCAACGGCTTATGTGGCGTTTTTGGGAAAGGCAATCTACATTGATAATGTCGAAATATATAGGGTTGACACAATAACAATAACACCCTCGGCCGTTACGGGTAACTGGATCACATTAACAGCAAATCAACCCTTATTTGTGGCCGGACATGTTGGAGCTTTCTTTAAATTAACTCATGGCGAAGCGGTAGGGCACGTTATTATCCGCAGCGTTCAATCTGACACAGTTGCGTTAGCTGACGTGGTTTCTGAATTGGGTGATGACTCTGCAACGGCCAGTTTTGCCGAAGGTGCATGGTCGCCAAAGAATGGTTATCCTTCATGCGGGGCATTCTATGAGCAACGGCTTATTGTGGCATCATCGGAGAATGATGAGGACGCGGTCTGGGGTTCAAAACCTACTGAATACGAAAACTTTACACCCGGTGTCTTAGCCGCTGATCCCATTGGATATAAATTACAATCTGATATTATCCGGTGGCTTGCCCCTATGGGCCAGCTGGTTGTCGGCACTGTAAATTCAGAATATCGTCTTGGTTCGCAAAATAGCAGTGATGCTGTAACCCCTACCAACGTAAAACTGACACAACAGAGCCGAAAGGGATCATCTGATCTTGACCCGGTAAATGTCGGGAATGCTATCCTTTTTGTCCAACGGCGGGGCAATGCCGGGAACTACGGCACAAAACTCAGGGAATTATCATATAACTATGTCAATGACTCCTATGATGGAATTGATTTGTCACTGTTTGCCGAACACATCACAGGCCAGGGATTGAAACGAATTGCTTTTATGTCCTCGCCATATCCCATTGTTTGGGGGGCCACAGCAGATGGGAAATTAGTTGGCATGACTTACGAGAGGGAGCAGAAGGTCATTGGCTGGCATTATCACCCCATGGATGGATTGGTTAATGACCTATGTGTCGTCCCCGGAGATAACCAAGACGACCTTTATTTGATCGTGGAAAGAACAATCGCCGGGGTTACTAAACAATATATCGAAGTTATGGCCGATTTTGACTATGGCACTGACTTAGAAGACGCTTATTTTGTTGACTGTGGCCTCTCTTATAACGGCGCTCCCACAATTACCATTACCGGATTAAACCATCTGGAAGGGGAAACCGTTGCTGTTTTGGCAGACGGCATTGTACAGACATCAAAGACAGTAAACAACGGGACAATAGCGCTAGATACTGCCGCGTCTGTTGTTCATGTTGGCCTGCCATATATCAGCGAACTTGAGCCTCTGGATCTTCAGGGTGGATCACTTGAAGGAACCAGCCAGGGGAAAATCAAGCGCATTCATGGTGTAGCATTATATCTCTATAATTCCGTAGGCGGGGAGATCGGTCAGGACGAAGACACAACCGAAAGATTATTCTACAAAGAAGAGACGGACGGAGAAGGCGAGAAACTTGATCCGTTCACCGGCATAAAAGACGATTTTAATTTTAGTGGCGATTGGCAGCTTGAAGGCAGGGTTTATATTAAGCACGAAGACCCGTTACCTTTTACGGTTTTGTCAATTTTACCACGTTTCAGGACGGAAGACCGATGACGACACCGCAGGACTTTAACGAGATATGGGAAAAGGGAGAATACCGCAGGGGTTCAACAGCTCAAAGACTTGTGCCGTTTCTCTTGCGCTATATACCCTCAGGCTCGACAATTAACGATTATGGCAGTGGTACAGGCAGGGCAGAAATAGAACTGTTAAAGGCCGGTTATTCAATAAATATGGTTGATTTTGCCAGTGTTGCCCTCGAAGATGAAACCCGTACGTTAATCGGGGATAAATTAACATACACGGTAAGCCCGCTTGAATCATTGCCCGTTGATTTCCCGATTGCTGATTGGGGTATTTGTATCAATGTTTTAATGACTGTTGATCCGGCCAAACTGGACATGGTTATGGCTGAAATGCGCCGGACATGCCGCAACCTGATCATCGAGGTTTACGATCGGGCAGATGTTCGACTTGGTAAAGACCTCACCACGATCAAGGGGAATGCGGCTTTCTGGTTTACGGAAATGACTAAATATTGGATCTGTGTTGAATCGGTTAAAAGCCCGGAACATTACGGGCGATATATTACTATTGGACGGGAGGTTTGATAGATGGACACATTTGTAATTGGAAACATGGCGTGGAATGCTGGACTGGTCGGAGTAGTTGCTTATCTCGGTAAGCGTTGGATGGATAGAACTGATAAGAGACTTGATAATCTGATTGAGAAAGTGTCCGTTCAAAACGGAAACGTGGCTAGAGTTACTGAAGAAGTGCATATCCAAGTTGCCCTCTGCAAGGCACGGAATGAGGATAGGCCAAAAAATGAAAGATGCGATGACTGAAGCCAAAATTATGCAATTACGGATTGAATATCTCGAAGCGGAGAATGAACGACTTAAACTTCGTATAGAAAATATGATGTGGTGGAGCATGAACTCAAAGGAGAAAATATGTCAGAACTCGGAGAAAAAAGACGATTCTTTACCAAGTGTTTAGTTATGCTTTTAACTAATATGCTCAATGGTGGATTTAAGCCGATGATTGGGAAAGACGGCCTGAAGCACATGGAAGGTTCACTCCACTTTGAGGGGCTTGCGGTTGATATAGACCTTTGTGATTCAGAAGGGAATTATCTGCCGAGTGGAATTGAGCATAGACAATTTGGCGAGTTGTGGGAGTCTTTAGGGAAAGATTGTGCGTGGGGTGGTAGATTTAAAGATAGCAACCATTATTCAATTCAATATGGAGGTCGTAAGTAAATGGCTGGAATATTTGACATAGATTTAGGCAGTATCGTAAACGGTGCAAGCTCGTTAGTTAATTCAATCGGCAATCAAATCAGGGGTAAAGTGCCAGTAGATATAATGGAAATGGCCAAACTTGAAATACAGATGGAACAGGTCAAGAACGCTATTCCTACTTTAATGGCTAAAGTTGACGAAGCACAGAGCCTTATTAATCTTGAGAACGCTAAAAGTGCCTCATTTTGGCAGTCAGGATGGCGCCCATTCGTTGCTTGGGTATGTGCTGCCGCTTTGGTATGGTCTTTTATCATTTCGCCTGTCGTGATGATATTCTATCCGACACTACCAAAATTGGATATGGGTGAGATGATTACTTTACTTTTTGGATTGCTTGGGTTGGGCACACTTCGGACAGTGGAGAAAATGAGGAAATAATGGAAGTCGTTGACTTTAAGATTGAGCATTTTGACCGGATGGAACTACTTGAACGCGGCTGGCAGAGGCGAGAAGATAGATCAATATTTGCCAATTACCCGCGTCTTGGCCCGTCCTATACACTTTTGGATGGTGACAAGCCGATAATTTCTGGCGGAGTGGCAATCATGTGGCAAGGTGTTGGTGATTCATGGATGCTGGTAAGCAAGTATGTGAAAAAATATCCGTTAAGTGTTTATAAAACAGTGTCCTCGATAATGGAAGGTATCATAGAGAGGCACAAACTATACCGGATACAGACAGTTATAAAAGAAGATGACAGCACAGCGATTAACTGGATAGAACGTCTTGGGTACACGCGCGAAGGGGTGTTGAGACAATTCGGGCCAGATAGACAAAACTATCTCATGTATGGGAGGATTTTCTAATGGCTGGTATTATGGCAGGTGGATATCGTTCTTATGGAGCCTATTACGAGGGCGAACAGCAGAATCAATATTACAACAATCAGGCCCTGCTTACAGAACGGGAAAAGGAAGAAGCGCGGCGTCAAATAGAAATGGATGAACGGCAGGCTGAATTTATGCAGATGCAGGCCGGTTACGCGCAGGGCGATGTTAAAAACGCAAAAGCCAAAAGTGAAATTGTTTTAGATCAATATCAAGGTGAGACTGACCAGGGTGTGTCGTCTGGATTCTCTAAGGGTGCTAAATCGGGCGTGGACATGTCCTTTGGTTCACCGCTGGAAGCATTAGCAGATCAAAGCGATAAACGCGCCTATGGGTATGCGGGGACTAAGTGGCAGGGCGATACGGATGTTTGGCAAAAGGAGCGAGACGCTCAGGGCATACAGGAAAAAGCCACAATCATGTTGGATAAAACCAAGGTGGATACTGCTAACCTTGGCATGTATGATTACCAGGCGTCTATTTATCGGACAGCGGCAGGAGAAGCAAGAAGAGTGGCAAGACTGAAAGAAAATCAGTCAAACATGCAATCCACAAATGATGGTTTCATGCGGGGGATGTCTTTTATAAGCGGTTAAAAAGGGGTTTAAAATGGATATTAAGATACCTAATATTTTGGCTGGTGGCGCAGGACGGGCAATGCAAGAGGCCGGACAGGCCGGAGCAGACAGCGCCAATCAACGGGCAAAGGCAATAGGCGGTATTGTCACTAAAAACATAAAGGCCGAAAACGACCAGCAGAATCTTATTGAAGGCGTAAGGCTTGACAACGATCTCAAGGTTCAACTGGACGAGTACGATTCTTATGCTCTCAAGTCCACGGACGGAACAGAGCCAAAACTGATTGACGAAATGAAGGCGGCACACGAGGAAATAAAAAT